GGGTTACATTTCCCTCTCACGTTCCATTTTATTTGGACAGAAAGGGAAAGACAGTGGCAGGATCAAATTTCGAAGGCTTCTCAATTAGCCACGCAGCCATCCTAGATGGAACTGACGGTACTGAGGAAGAGTTCGGTGACATTTTCGGTGTACGTTCTGGAACGATTGCCGCAGATACAGGTAACTATGATAACACTGGTGATGACTACGTTCTATCATCATGGTTCTGGCTGAACTTCGCCACAGTTACCGTTGAAGCTGGTTATCTTCCATTCAGGACTATTGGTCTTCTATCTGGTGCAACTTTAACCTCTTCAGGTACAGGCCAGGGAACTACATATGAAATGGGTCTATGGGAAGAAGATTCCGTAAACCAGCCAGCTCGTCCGATGCTTATTCGTGTTCCATCAAAGGATAGCGATGGCCAGATTCGAGTAATGGACTTCATTCTATACAAGGTAATCTTTGGTCCTATTAACTTCACAGGACCATCTTACAAGTCTGGACTTCTACTTAACTACACAGGTCGAGCAGTTATTTCAGACAAGAACGAAAAGGGTGTAACCCTAGCTAAGCGTGCTATTGGCCGCGTAGTTAACCGTGCAGCGTAATTAAAACTTAAAGCCCACTGAGACCAGGAGTCCAAAATGGCAAAAGCAAGTCCAAAAGATGTAGATGTAATTATCAATGCAGGAGATTCTGTAGTATTATCTTCAGGAACTAAAGTCGTTATTCAGCCTTTAAAGGCACGACAGTTCTTCAAGTTACTACGTATCGTAACCCACGGTGCTGGTGGAATGCTTCTTAACGTTAAATTCTCAGGTGACGATACCCCTGAAGAGTTTGGCGCAAAGCTATTTGCTCTAGTTGGTTTTGCTATCCCTGATGCTGAAGATGAGGTTATCGACTTCCTTCTAGCAATGGTTGAATCTGAGGGAGTAAAGGCAGGCCGTAACCTTAGCAAGGAAGAGAAGCAGACAAATAAAGAACTTACTGAGTCCTTGTTTGAAGAGCTTTATAACCCAGAGCTAGAAGATGTTATTACCATCATTGAGGCAATCGTACAGCGCGAAGCTGAAGACTTGCAGGCACTGGGAAAACGTCTAATGAGCATGTTCGATCTAGCGAAGAAGACAGGCCAAGTACCTCAGACAATGACAGAGCAAGCACCAGTAGCGGAGTAGTTCCGCATATTCCTGGAATTGATCTAGTAGGCCCTATATCAAGAGCGTTTAATGTCATCAGTTCTACCTATGGGTGGACTGATGACATTATTCTCGATCTCACTTTACGTCGTATAAGGCAGATACTTGCGACTATTACTGAGGCTAGATTCTTGGAACAAAGAGATCAAAGACTTCAGCTATCCTGGCAGACTAGAAATCTAGCTATGGTAATGGCTGCGGCAGGCTCAAACAGCTCTGAGGAACTAATGAAGTTTGCAGCTAATCTGACGATAGATAAAGAAGAGTTCGAGCTATTCGGTCAGGGCGATTTCAAACCCGTACAGATAGATAAGAAGGTAGCCGTTAACGCACAAACTCAAGAAGCTCAGGCCCAAAAGAACTATGAGGCTGCTGCTGATAGGAACAGTATGGATATGTTAGCCATGTTCGGAATGAAACTATCAGAGGGTAAGCCGGGCCACGATTAAATGAAACCTTGGAGGTTGCACGGTGACTAGCCCATCAGGCTCAGAGCATGTATCTCGTTATCGTGCCCTCGCAGAGTTCGACAACCTTATCCGCGAGGCTAAGAAGGCTCAGCGCGCCCTACGTGAATTACGTGAAGAGGAAGCTAAGCTAAATGCTCAGTCTATGGCTGAGGATAAAAAAGTTGCAGCATCAAAAGCAGACAGAGCTAAGGCTGAAAAGCAGAGCGCTGATTCTGCTAAGAGGTCTGTAGAGGATCTAGGTAAGAATAAGGCTACAGCCGAAAAGGCTGGTGAAGATACTGGCGCATCCTTTACTAAGGGAATGGGTCGTAAGCTAGAGCAGGATTCCAAGAGTGGATCTAATGCTCAATTCCTATCTGCTGCAACAAAGGCATTAAGCCAGGCATTTGCTAAAGCTGGAGATGAATCCGGAGCAGGTTTCGTAGGTAATGTTAAGAAGAAGATTACCAAGGATGCCCCCGAATTAGGTAATGACTCTACATTCAGTACTACGCTAAAGAAGATTCAAGATAAGTTCTCTAAGGAGGGAACTAGTACAGGTAATGCATTCGTACAAGGCTTTGCTACTAAGCTACGAGATTTGAATGCAACACTAAGCGTACTTGGTTTCGATAAGCTTGATTTAGATGTAGACACTGAAGATGCCAAGCAGGCAATGAAGTCTGTAGAGTTAGAACTTCGTAAGCTAGGACATGAATCAGCTAATCCTCAGGTTACTATCGATACAACCCGAGCATTGAATAGTCTACGTGCTATTCAAAAGCTATTTAAGGATGAAGTTGCTGAAGACATCATCAAGGAATCTAAGAGAATCCAGGATGAGCTTAAGATTATTGATGGGCTCCCTTCAGGTAGGGCATTCAAGTTCTGGGCATTAACTGCGCTATCTGATATGTCTCGTGTATTCAGTGAGGCCGAGAAGGGAACTACTGTATTCGAAAGGCTACGTAGAGCCGCTGCGGCAGGTGGAGGCGGTGGTGGAGGAAACTTTATCCAGTCATTTGTTTCTGGATTCGATGACTTCTCAGAGGCAAGCTCTAAGCTACTACAGCGCCTAAGTCGAGTATCTGGCGAGCTATATAGAATGCCTGGACTTATCGGTGTAATCGTATCTGCTATTCCAGCACTTGTTTCAGGAATTGGTGCTCTTGGTGGTGGAGCATTAGGAACTGCTAGCGCACTAGGATCACTTTCTGGATTACTAGCTGCTGGTCCTGGATTGATCTTTGCATTTATTGGAGCTATTGGAGGAACTAAGCAAGCTCTTGGTGGAATGGCTGAGCTTCTAAAGAATGCCCGTCAGGCTAGAGAGCAGCAGGCTGAAGCTGAGGAAAAGGCAAGATTAGGAACTGAGAAGGCTCTTACAGCTACTCAGAAGTATGAGCTTGCCCTAAAGAACCTTGATCCGGCAACACAGAAGGTTACTGAGGCGTTTGTAGCGTTCACCGAAGCATATGCTGAAGGACAGAGACGTGTTAGCGAAAAGTTCTTTGTAGAAATTGCTGATCAGACTGAACGTCTTAATAAGCTACTTCCTATCTCAGAGAACTTCTTTGGTAAGTCAGCCTCTGCTGTAGGTAGACTTGCTGATGAAGGTATTAGAATGCTTACCTCAGGTCCGTGGAAGCGTGACTTTGGTATCATCGCTAATGAAAATGCTAAGAACATTGAGAATATGGGTAAGGCCGGTTTCGCGTTAATTAACGTGTTCCGTAATATCGCCGTGGCTGCTGCACCATTTACTCGCTGGGTAACAGGAGCATTAAAGGATGGCGCTGAAGCATTTGCGGAATGGTCAGCTCAAGCTCGCTCTGATGGAACTATTTTAACATTCCTTGATCAGACAACTGAATCCGCTCAGATTCTATGGCAGATCCTTAAGAACCTAGGTAATGTAGTTAATTCATTCTTCCAGTCTACAGTAGATCAGGGACAGGATTACCTAAGAACTCTTGAGGATATCACTGGTGGATGGGCAGATGTAGCTGAGCAGCAGGAAGCAGCTAACTCACCTCTACGTAAGTGGATGCAGGATATTCAGCCAGTGCTAACAAGTATTGGTGCTCTTATCCGTGATCTAGCTCGTGGAATTGCTGGGCTAGCGTCTGACCAGGATAGTATCTCTACAATGGTTGCGTTGCTGGATACTCTACGTACTAGAGTTCTTCCACCTATTCTTGAAATTCTACGTCAGCTAAATGAGTCAGGAATTGCTGTAACAGTTACAGAGGCAATTGGTGATCTTCTAGATGCTATCGCTAAGTTCTTGGATAGTGGAGCAACACAGGCTCTTAGTGTATTCGTAACTGTACTGGCTAGTTTTGCAGAATTATTATTCAACATCGCAGCTCTTCCTGGTATTAGTAATGTTCTAGGATCTGTTGCTGCTGGAGTTGCTGCTATTGCTGCGGTATCTGTAGTTGCTAGGTTTACAGGACTATTCAAGCTATGGGACTTCTTTACATGGATGACTCGTAACAAGGGTAATCTATCAGGTGCCTTTGCCGATGCTGCACGTGGAGCTGCCGGACTATCTACTGTTGGTGGACAGCAAGCATTACCTAAGAATATTCCAAGCACTGTTGGATCAGTTGGTGCAATCGGGTCTGAGGTATTAGATCAGCAGGCTAAGGCAACTGAACGAGTAGGTAATGCATCTACTAGAGCTGCTACTCAAACTGGTAGATTCGCAAGTGCTCTTAATGGTGTACGTGCCGCTGGAGGTGTAGCAAGAGGTGCATTAAGTAGCCTGTCATCATTTGTTGGCGGGCCATGGGGTGTGGCATTAATTGGAGCTACAGTTCTAGTAGGAGCTATCACATCTGAATTAGCTAATAACAAGCAGGAGGCACAAGATACTAAGGATGCATTCCTAGCACTAAAGAATGCATACTCTGACCTATCACAGGGAGATTCCTCTGGAATTGACCAGCTTGCTCAGACTGATGAAAAGCTTAGAAGTATTCTTGAAAGTTCTAAGAGTTATGGCCTTAGCGTAAAGGATGTTTCTGGTGCGCTAAATAACCAGTCTCAGAGCTTGAGTAGAGTTAACGCTCAGCTTGATGCTCAGATCAAGTATCTTCAGGCACAAGTTCCTGAGAACTACAATAGTATTGGTGGCCAGGGTGAAGCTGATAAGTTAGCTGGTAAGCAGGGTCCTCAGGATGCTGTGAATGCGGCTATTGCATATAAGAAGCAGATTAACGAGGTAGCTGATGCTCAGACTCGTCAAAATGCTGTCATGAGTAATGCTGCTGATATCAGTAGAACTTATCAGGATAGGTTGAGTGGACTTACTCAAGAGCAAGTAAACAGCGCTACTGCTGCGGGAGAAATCCAGGGTAGAATCCAAAAGCTATCTTCAGCTCTTGATACATTATCTAGCGCTACCTCATCTGCTGAGAACAAGAGTAGTGCCCTTAGGGATATCATCAATGATGAAAAGGGTGCTATGATCAATGCCACTGAGGCAACTGAATCATGGTCTAGTAGAATGCTTGATTTAAAGGATTCTATTTCTGCTAACGGTAGAAGCCTTGACGTTCATAGTAGAGCAGGTCTACGTAACCGTGATGCCCTTGAGGAAGCAGCAAAGGCTACACGTGAGCTTTATTTACAGGATATCGCATCTGGTACTCCTATGGATCAGGCATTAAGGCGCCACCAGGCTAGAATTAAGGAGTTGCAGAGAGAGGCTGATAAGGCTAACTTGAGCAAGACTGAAACTCGTAAACTTATTGATGCTTATGGTGACGTACCTGATGATGTTAAGACTAACATTGAAACTCAGGGATACGTTAAGGTTTACCAGCAAATGCAGGATCTTAAGGCATTGCAGGCATCCCTACAGAGTGGTAAGAGTCTAGATGAGGCTGCTAAGGAAGTAGAGCAGTCTAAGGCTCGTGCTAATGCTCATGGTTATGCTACTGGTGGTCCCGTTTATGGTCAGGGTACTCGTACCTCTGACTCTATTCAGGCATGGCTATCTAACGGTGAGTTTGTTCAGCCTACTGATGCCGTAGAGTATTACGGTATGCCTTTGATGGAAGCATTAAGAACTCGTAAGCTTGATAAGGCAGTTATTCAGGAGGCTTTACCTGATGATGGTCATGGATTCGCTAGTGGAGGTTCACATAGTAAGAATTGTCCTGCATGTGCTTCAGGTGGTCATAACTTCGCTAAGGGTGGAGGTGTTGGATGGCCATTCCCTGTAGATACATCAGACACTATGATCAAGAAGGCATGGGCTAATGATTTAGGTGGCCTTGGTGGTGCGGCAGGTGGAAATGGTTATAAGTGGCAGATGGCAGTACTTCGTCAGGCATTCCCTGGCTTGCAGCTTATCTCTGGTTTCCGCCCAGGAGCTAGAACACTATCAGGAAACAGGTCTTATCACTCTGTAGGTAGAGCCGTTGACCTTCCGCCACGTAGAGATGTAGCTCAGTGGATTCGTGCTAACTATGGTGCCCGCACCAAGGAACTTATTACTCCATATAACGATCTTAACCTACACAATGGTAAGCCACATCGTTATACTGGTGCAATTTGGAATCAGCACAACTTCGCTGGTGGAAATGCTCACGATCACTGGGCTTTCAAGGATGGTGGTCTGGTAGACCTTATGAAGATGATGGGAATGGATAACCTGGCACCAAGTCAGCAAACTCCACTTCCTTCAACTCCAAGAACTCTATCACCTGCTGCAAGCGCAGTAGTTAATAATTCAACAGATACTTCAAGGACATTTGGTGACGTTATCATTAACAACCCTGTACCAGAGCGTGCAGGAGATTCAATCAGAGATGCCCTTTACAGGACTAATCTACTATTCTAGGAGGGAGGTAAAGAATGTCTAACAGTTCAGATGAGTATTGGGAGATTGGTGGAATATCTCTCAACCAGTATTGCCATTCTATTAAAACAGTTGGAGGATCACGTTTAGCTGTACCTAAGCTAAGAGGGGATAACGTTCTTTACCCCTTCCGTGATGGTAGATCATTCAGAGCCAAAAAAGCTGACTCTAGAATCATTACCTTAGCTATGTGGGTTGCGGGAATTGATCCTGATACAGATCAACCAGGTGAGAATCAACTTACTCAATTCAATGATAACTGGCGAGCATTGCAGAAGGCATTCTGGTCACCTGATGAGCAATTAGTTTTGACTCGTCGTTGGTGGGAGAATGCCTCAGCTCCAGTATTGCGAGAGGCTACTGCGCTCTGTGAATTAGCGGGAACTATGGACCCTACTATGACAGGTCGTACAAGAGCTGACTTCGCAGTTGACCTACTACTCTCAGACCCCTATTTCTACGGCCCAGAATTAACGCAGACGCTCGAAGTAGGGGATCTGGTAGTAGTGAACAACCCTGGAGACATTGATGCCTGGTTGACTTTAAATATTGAATTATATGGTGAATTAGTTTCTCCTACCCTGACCAATCAGACTACCAATCCTCATACCTGGTTTAGAGTAAATACCGCAGTAGTAGCCGATGAGGTAGACGTAAGCGTTGGTGATTTTACAGTTACTAATACATTCGATAACAGTAACCTGGTAGGTTCAGTTACTCACTCAGGTTTCCGAGCTTGGATGAGATTAGCGCCAGGTAATAATACTTTGAAATTAACATCTCTCGGTAATAGTTCCGGGAACGCGGTCATTACATTCAGACCAGCATATCTGTGAAAGGTTTATAAATGCGTTACTACAGCAACGTTGCAGTTCTTACTACTCTATCTAACGTAGGTGGTATCTCTACAGGTGCTACCGAAATCACTCCTGCCTCAACAACAGGTTTCCCTTCACAGTACCCATATACTCTTAGATTAGAACCAGATACCTCAAATGAGGAATTGGTAACAGTTACAGGCCCCAAGGGTGGATCTCCTGGTACCTTAATCATTACTCGTGCATCTGATGGCACTACTGCAAAGACTCACGCATCAGGTTCAGCTATTGTTCATGGTGTATCTGCTCGTGATTTCCAAGAGCCTCAGGACCACATGGCTAATACTACACCTGCTGGCGTGCACGGGCTTCCTG